ACGCCCGGGGGCAATATCCCTAGTCGCTCGCAGGCTCGCCAGATTGCGTACTCGGCTGTTCGACCGGTCGGCCAAACGATGCTCCTTGTTGTTGACGACCACGTAGAAAAAGTTTGCGCGCTTCCTCCAGCTTAGCTTCATCCAAGGCGTTGACATTAAGCACTAATTGAATGATATGCTTAAGCTCGACTCTAGACAGACCAGCGTTAAGAAGGTCCTTCTCGTAATTCACCCAGGTATCTGGAACATCCGGTTTAACGCTTTCCCACTCAATTTCAGAGGGTCTAAGACTTGTGATAACAAAATATGCAAATCTTTTTGCGTTATACTGTTCCTTTTGGGCTAAATAGCCAGGTTCATCCTCCATCGGTTCCTTTCCCCTTGCAGTAATCTGCATGGGGGCCTTCGGAGGCGGGCACATGGCGTCAAAATCGTCCAGGTCTCCGACCGCTTCAGCCCAGATAACAATCTCATTATCAGTACCAGGGCGAAGGACAATGCAATCCTTTGCCTTGCCCTTCACCTCAATTCCACCAATCTTCATAGTTCCCTCTCTTAACTATGTAATCAATCAATCTTAGCCTCTGGTGACAACAGGCGCAGTGGCATTGCACCTGCCCTTAAAATTCAAAGTGCCAGCCTTGAAATCGACATCTTCGCTGTCAACACGGAAATCGAGGAAGACAAGAGTCTCTTTCTGGGCAGCTCCACAGGGGCGATCATCTACAATCACAAGATCGACTGCATATGGCTCGCAAAGATCAGCCGAGGAAGACACCCACTCACTGGCACCGCCAGTTCGCGTGAAGGCATCCGAAGGAGTGACAACTTCGCCAGTCCCCGTTCTAATGTACTCGAACATGGCTGCAACTGTCACATCCATTGGTTCTTCATCGTCCTCGCGGACAGTATCTAACAGTCCTCGATCCTTGACATATGTATAATTTTTCTTGCGGGTGTAGGTAACGTTTCCGTCACCAATCTTGATGTCTACCTGGTTCGGCAGGAAAGTGATATCCGTATTGTTGCTCACCATAACATTAAAACTGGGCGTGAACGTGATGCTCGTAGTTGTGCCAGTGCCGGGAGTCCTGGCCGTAACGGTGAAAATTTTCAAGTTGCTCCCGTCCATGACGCCAGCGATATTGAAACGGGCACCGACTGGAACCTGAGTCGTAACGGTCGTATTAAGGGCGACCATATTAATGTTAATGGTAGAGACAGGCGTCATGGTTCCGTCATAGTTTCCGTTTACCTTAGCTGTGCCGCTAAGGCCGTCCCGAATAGAGACAGTACAATGGCGAAGCTCTTTAACTGCCATTTTCAAACCCTCTTATTTAATCACCTTGAAGTAACATTTCATAACTCGCATCCAACATCAGCTGCCGGAGCACGTTGTTGGTTGGTATTTGTCCTAATTGGACTACGCGAACACTTGATGTATTTGTATTTGCAGTGCGAATTGATCGAGGCGTTAAGCACCCCAGAAAAGACTGACTTTCAGGATCACTCGCGTCAAAATCACCAGGTTGTCCGCCGTAATTCCAGACAGGGATGGGGGCATCCATTGCTTGATGAAAAATTCCAGCGGTTATAATTATCCCGTAAGAATTTTCTTTAACATCTAGTACGCCAGTCAGCAGAACGTTTACGTTCATCGTAGCCCGATAACAAGCTCGACTTATTTCTTCCGTAAATGGACCGCTGATGCGAACCTCCGCTCTTTCCTTCGCGTTCATGAGATTCTTATCCCTAGTCTGCATACCCTCCAAAAAGAAGGGTACACCAGCATCGTCTGCCACATCTTTGAGATAAGACGCGACTGATGCAAAAAGCCATCGCACCCAATTAGGGTTCACTGACACTTGTTGAATCTCCAAGCTCTAGACTTTGGGAGCTTTCAACGGAAGTTGGTTGCGCAGGGACGGCACCCGAAACCGCTTCCCCGATGACGGACCACGCAGCATCAAATTCGAAGGCATTAATCTCCTTTAAGATATACTTACGCCCTTGGTAAACAATCCAATCATCCAGAGTCAGGTCCAAACCGGGAGTATCGGCACGATCAATGATAAATTCACGTACGGAATCATCATAAAATCCGCCCATGACGAAAAACTTGTTAGCTGAAATATTTGAAATAGTCCTTTTCACATCCCGGCTAGTTTTAACCGGTAATATAACAGCTAAATCAACAGTGTAAACTTCCCCGTCAACCGTTAATTTACCAGTCTTGGGATCGATAGTCTCATACGACTTGGAATAGATATGAATAGTAGCCCCGTACTGCCTTTTTAAGGCATATAAACTAAGCTTAATTAATGGATTTAAGAACGGGGCGGAATCGCTCATTGTCTATCCAAGATTCGTTCTAATCGCAAAAAAGCGGCTGTATTTTGGGTTATGACATTAGTCGTTTCCCTGACCAATGGCAAGACCACCTGTCGAAACTCATCTTCTAAGTGGTTTATGCGAACAGTGTGCTTCGTCTCCCGCCAGTGATCCCGCCAAAGGAAAAATGCCACGGCGATTGAAAGCGGTCCATACAATTTCGCAAATTCAAGAATCGCCCCGAAATCCATGAGAGTATCTTTCCTTAGTAATAGGGGACCACCACCACTCGAATGGTGGCGGCCCCCTTGATTAACAAAAATCATCCGAGGAGCGGGACACAGAGTCGTTCATCCAGCACGGCCACACCAGCAAGAATGTCGCAGTTGACAATCGTACTGGTGGTGTAAATATCGTACTGGATAGTCACTCGCATTCCGATATCATTGTAAACTTGTGCACTGGACATGACACCCGACATAGAAGGAGGCAGAGCCAGTGGACGAGTCACGAGCGCCAATGCATCGCGATGGAATGCCCAGTTCAAAGCACCGACGGGGCCCGGGAAAGCCGCAGCATTGTCAGCTACAGCCGCTTGGAGCGGGCGATCCAACAAAAGACCTTGTTTGCCAGGGCTAAGCAACCGGGATTCGATAATAGTATAAGTGTGACGATTGACGCCAGTTCCAAAAGCAATCAATTGGCCGGTTTGCGGAGCCTTGGTCCATCCGTCAACCACGACTTCCTTCGCCCACCCAGCAGGGACGGCTCCGTCAACGTCACATTTCTTATAAACCGTGATTGCAGCGTTCGCCAGGGTGGCATACTTATTGGCTTCATTAAGAGTCACCGCAGTAGTATTACCACCGCCAGTAGTAGCAGCCGTAATATGAGTCGGCTGGTCATTCCCATCGACCACTGCGAACTCACCAGCCACAACTTGATACCCCGTGATAGTCACAGCCTGAGAACCTGATCCACCAGCACCCAGTGCATTGGTAACAGTGCCAGCAGCAATGTCCTGTTTGCCGGACGCGGCAGCTGCAACATTTTGAGCCAGATAAGTATCAAACCCTAGAATACGGCCTAATGTTGCATTCTCCAGAGCCGTCCCGCCGTCCCCACGCTCATTGGCTTTCAAGAAAATATCCGTCTTGAGCATGGCGGTCTCAGAACCGGGAGCCACAACAAGTCGTCGCCCGTCGAGCGGGGCATTATTCTTGTTCAAGGTCTCTCGAGCATCGAGAACAAAATCCTTGGCATTTGAAGCATCCAGCTTGCCCAGCCTTCCGACTCGCGAATCTGGGGTTCCAAAATACTTGTGAATCTGGCCGAGCACAACGCGATCAATCGCGCGAGCGATCGACTGCATGCCGGGAACCAGATATATTTGCACAAGGTCTTTGAACGACTTCGACGCCTCACCATCCCGAATCGGGAAGCTCGTGCTAAACCACTGATTCAGAGGCACCTGGACATTCAAGGCACTCGCGTCCTGCAAATCCAATTGCGAGCCATCATCGCGACGGCTAATATAGAAGGTACCAGGCCGCCGAGTATTCACAACGTCGCCAAAATTTGCAACATCAGGCTGGAAATCTCGGTTAACCAGATTGGCGACAACCATGTTCTCCTGGAGAATGGCCAATCCTTCCATTGCCCAAATCTCCGGGATGAATGCGCTGTTGTCATTCGCATAGCAAGAGACATACGGCGCGTTAAAAAGTTTCAATCCCATCTTCATAACTCCAAAAAGGGCCTTCAATTTATTCCACCCCTGTTTGGCCGCTTTACTTGAGCCCCAGCGCAGCAGGGTTCTTGCGCCGAAGTTCCATATATTGCTCTGGGCTCAATTTCCTCGCATCAATACGGCCATCAGACCCCGGAGTAAGGCCTCCGGTTGCCGAATTGGTCCCCAGTCCTGAAACAACATTGGACTTGAAAAGATTCGGATGATTCTTCTTAAGCCATGTAATTGCTTCCTCTGGGGTCCGTTGCGTAATGATAGTTTCACCCGCCTCATTCTTTTCTTGAAATTCCACCATCGGTTTGTAATCACCCGATGGCTTTGAAGTCTTGGGGTCAAGGACTTCTGTCAACTTCGACTGATGCTTCAACAACATGACAATTTGTTGCGGGTTGAAAGCATCCCCTTGCACAGCCGCGTCATACAATGATCTTTCTATGACCATATTTTGGTAACGCGCCTCCCACTGCTGTGCAATATTTTGTTTTTCCGCAATCTGCGCTGTGTACTGATCCTCTAATTGCTTAATC